AGTGATTACTGGATATCACAAGCGCCGAAATTGAATAAAAAACAAATAAAAGAAGATATTAAAGCAGGCATCACAGTAGAGGGTGCAGAACTTCGTGAAAGTGAAAGTTTGGTGATTAAGTAATGAACAAATCTGAATCAGTTGTTGGAATCAACAAAGCTATGGTTGCTTTCCGTAAACAAGTTAAACAGCCACTCAAAGATAAAAATAATCCTTTCTTCAAATCAAAATATGTACCTCTTGAGAACATCGTAGAGGCTATTGACGAGGCTGCAACACCTCACGGCTTGTCTTACACACAGTGGGCTTTAAATGACAGTGATGGACGTGTAGGAGTAGCTACAATGCTTATGCATGAAAGTGGCGAATACATCGAGTACGACCCCGTATTTATGAATGCAGAAAAGAACACACCACAAGGTGCTGGGTCGTTGATTAGTTACCTCAAACGTTACTCATTATCTGCTATTTTCGGAATCACAAGTGATCAAGACGATGACGGTATTGCAGCAAGTGGAAAACAAAGTAAATCAGAGCCTAAAGCAAGTAGTAAAACAGTTGGTGCTTTAAAACAAGAGGTACTTAACTTTGTAGAACTAATGAAGTCACTAAATAAAGATGTTACCCAACAACAAGCAGAAAAGACATTTGGCATTCAAAACTACACTGCTATGACTGAACAACAAGCAGTAAACACAATCAACAAAATTCAAACTATGGCGAAAAAATATAAGGAGAATGAATAATGCTTAACAGAGTTGTATTAGTAGGACGATTAACAAAAGACCCTGAATTCAGAACGACGCCATCAGGCGTAGACGTATCAACATTCACACTTGCGGTAAATCGCAATTTCAAAAATAAAGATGGAGAACAACAAGCTGACTTTATTAATTGCGTTGTATTCCGCAAGCAAGCTGAAAACGTCAAAAACTTTTTAAGTAAAGGTAGCTTAGCAGGCGTTGATGGACGGATGCAATCACGCAGTTACGAAAACAAAGAAGGTCAACGTGTTTATGTAACTGAAGTCGTTTGTGACAGTGTTCAATTTCTAGACCCAAAGAATAACAACCAACAGAATAACCAACAACAAAACGGACAAACACAAACAGGTAATAATCCTTTTGATAACGCTAGTATCGATGACGACGATTTACCTTTCTAGGACGTGATTAGATGCCTTTAATTACAAGCTACATCACTCAAGATGACGGCACAACAACTGTTGTCATCTCGGGTGTTGAATTAGGCGATAAGGAAACGCTACTACTCGATAACGGATTCGATGTAGAAGTTGATGTTAACGTCTTAGATCCGTTCCAAATCACTGACAAACAACGCCGTAAGATATTTGCCTTAGTCAAAGATATAGAAGAGCATACGGGCCAACCTATGGACTATATGAGGCATATGTTTATCGAATGTACAAGAACATATCATGGATATGACAACCCCATATCACTTAGTAATTGCACTCGAACACAAGCTTCGCAAATCATCGACATCATATTGGATTGGGTGTTTGAAAATGGAATAGCCCTTAGCTACAAGACAAGTGAATTATTAAAAGGGGATAAATCAAAACTCTACTGGTCAACAGTAAATAGAAACTGTGTTATATGTGGTAAACCTCATTCAGATTTAGCACATAGATATGCGGTAGGACGTGGGCGTGACAGAACTAAGATAAATCACTACGGCAATCAAGTATTAGCGTTATGCCGTGAACATCACACAGAGCAGCACAAAATAGGAATGGACAGTTTCAATGACAAATACCACCTACACGACAGTTGGGTCGATGTAGATGACAGGTTGAACAAAATGTTGAAAGGAGAGAAGATAAATGGCTGAAGTATCGTGGATAAAATTAAAAGTTGGAATGTTCGATGATAGCAAAATTAAGTATATTGAAGCTTTACCAGAGCGTGACACGATCATCACAGTGTGGGTTAAATTACTAACGCTTGCCGGTAAATATAACGAACATGGTTACATTATGTTATCAGAGAACTTACCCTATAACGATGAAATGTTGGCAAACGAATTTAACAGACCACTGAACTCAATCAGATTAGCGTTACAAACGTTTATTAAATTAGGAATGATTGAAGATTCAGAAGGTACTTATAAAGTTAAAAATTGGGAAAAGCACCAAAGTTTAGATAGCAAAAGTAGGCATAATGAGAAGAATAGATTACGACAACAACGTTACAGAGAGAGAAAAAAACAAGAATTATTAGAGAGTAACGTTACCGTAACGTTACGTAACGATACAGAAGAAGAAGAAGAAAAAGAAGAAGAATATAAGAAGAAGAATAAGAAGACAGAAAAAGAAAACGACGTTTTTGCAGAATCAATTAATTACATCATCACTTTCTTAGACAACACAATAACACCTTACCAAATGGAACAAATCGGATATGCAGTTGATGATATTGGTAAGAATGCTGATGAAGTTGTGAAAATTGCAACTGACTACACTAAAGAAAAAGGTAGTCATGTGGGTTACTTAATTACAGTGTTAAACAACTGGGCAAAAGAAGGCGTTAAAACAAAACAAGATGCCTTAAATAAAACAAAACCTAAAAAGCAATCTTCAATCGACGAGTACCGAAAAAAGTTAGGTGATGACGAGTGAAAAAATCGGAGGCGCTACAGATCATTGAGGTTGTTGCCGAAACCTATAACATGGCATTCAACGAAAGAAAGATTGACATATGGATTGATATTTTGTCTAAAGAGGGCGACTACAACCAATCTATGAAAAAATTACACAACTTCATTAAGCAAAGTAAATATAAACCAACCATAGCTGACGTATTAGCAACCAAACCTAAAGTATTTGAAATGGAAGAAAAACCGATAGAAGAAACCCACCAGTATAAATTAGAAAACGACCCTGAATACGCTAGAAAATGGAAAGAAGTAAAGCGTAAAGGGCAAGCATTCATTAAGGAGCTACGCAGCAATGATTGATCGTTTAAGTACAGAAGAAGCGATACTTTGCAACTTGATGAAACACCCTGATTTGTACAGCAAATTCAAATTAAAATCTGAAATGTTTGAAGATGATGATGTAAAAGCGATTATCGGTTACATCAGAGAAGTTGGACGTATCAACGCAAACGAAATTTATTTTAAGTGTAGAGATGACAAAGACTTTGTTAACGTTAAAAGGTTTAACCAGATTGCTAAGTCTGACGGTACAGACCCTATATTCTTTATGCAAGATCAAATCAATTTATTGAATGACTATGTAGCTAGAAAAGCTTTAGAAAAAGTTAATGACTTCACAGCAAAACCTGATAAGGCGAGCATGTTGCAACTGTTAGAGGAGTTAGAAGAATTAAAAGGTTTAAATATCGAACAAAGTAACAAAACAGATGAGTTTTTAGCAAAGGTTATGGAATCGGTATTAAGTGAGAAACCTAAAGAAATTATTAAGACAGGTTACGGATTGCTTGATTACAAAATACACGGCTTTGAAAAGGGTCAACTTAATGTAATAGCAGCACGTCCATCAATGGGTAAGACTGGATTTGCGTTAAACACGATGTGGAATATTGCGAAAGCTGGATATGAAGTTTCATTTTTTAGTCTTGAAACTACTGGGGATTTAGTAACCGAAAGAATGGTCGCGATGATTGAGGGTGTACCTTTGAGTCATATTAAGCGACCAAATGAGTTAAGTCCTGAATCGACAAATAAAGTAATGGACGGACTAAATAAAATCAAACAAGCAAACATTAATATTTTTGATGAAAGTTCGTTAACACCAGCTCGGATTAGAGAACAAGCGTCAAAGCAATCAGACAAACCACAAGTGATATTTATCGACTACTTGCAACTTATGCAATCAGATACACCAACGAATGACAGAAGAGTTGATGTAGAAAAGATAAGTCGTGACCTTAAAATTATCGCAAATGAAACAGGGAGCGTCATAGTGCTGCTTTCTCAATTAAATAGGGGTGTAGAGTCTAGGAATGATAAACGCCCTATGATGAGTGATTTGAAAGAATCTGGAGGCATTGAAGCAGACGCAAGTATGATATTCATGTTGTACCGAGATGACTACTATAACCGTGATGATCATCAAGATAACGATAAATCAGATTTAGAAGTGAATATTGCTAAAAACAAAGACGGGGAAACTGGTGTCGTTAATTTTGAATATTACAAATCTACGCAGAGGTTCTTCACATGAGCATCTTAGAATTTCAAGAGTTGTTGAGGTTGTTATACACAGAAGATTACCAAGAAGATAATTTTATGAGGCTTAAAATGCTGCAGCTTGGTTGGGCGGTTGAAAGGTTGTTAGAACGTAATGAGTTGTCACTTTTTGATGACTATGACGAAAAGTCTAAATTGATATATCAAGAGGCTGATATGGAGCAAAGGAGCAGACATGACAGAAACTAGAATCGAAATATTTTACCTGGAAAATGATAGAAATCTTGGTAATCCGAAAGGGTCATCTAGACCGAGATTTAGTGGTGGTGGGCATACTTATATGCCTGCACCATATGTGAAGCATAAAAAGTTTGTAGCTGATCAGTTACCACATTTGATGATAGATAAGCCAATAAGACTAACGGTTGAATTCTACTTTAAACCTAGTAAGTCATGGCCGAAGTATAAGAAAGAAGCATGTATTGGCAATCCTCATACTATAAAACCTGACATCGACAATTTACTTAAGACGATATTAGATGCAGGTAACAATTTATTATGGGTGGACGACACACTGATTTATGAAATCAGAACATTCAAAAAATATGCAGAGACTGCACGCACAGTATTAATAATTAATGAAATAGAAGGTGATTAATATGCATACAGTATTAGCATTACATCGAAACGGTGAAAAACCGACGCAATCGTCTGCGGATAAATATGACAAGTATCAAATGGAAATGGCGTATCAGAGATACAAAGCTAAGAAGAAAGAGAAGCCGTGGCTTGAAACGGTACGGCAATCAGTTCCTGCAAGCAGGGCGTATTATGATTTATGCAGATTTTCGGGTGTGTCAGTTAAACAGAAAGAAATCAAATGTTATCCTGCTAAACCAAAAGAAAAGAAGTTACCTAAAATTCCCGGTGATCATTCTCGTGAGTTTATTATTAACGGTTACGTAGTCTCAGTAAGACAGTTAGCTAAATTATTAAATATGCGCTATGAAGTTGTGAATAGCAGGTTGCGCAATGGCGCGACGCCTGAAGAATTAATGGAGAAAAAGGGCGTGAAGTTATGAGGGTTAAAGATTTAAAACTAGGAGATAAAGTCATCGCATATGTGGATTACAACCACAGAGAAGATGGTATCAATGCCTACCCAATTCAAGGTTATGTGAGAGAAATGCCGAATGATAAACGATGGGCGAAGTTACATTGTGCGCATGGGGTTGAAACAATTAATGACGAAGATGAATTTGAATTGTGCAAAAGTGATTCGGTCCATCAACCAACGCATTATCAATTCGGTAAATTTAGTGCAAATGTGATTATCGAATTAGTAGGCAAGACGTATAAATCAGCTTCAGTTTTCTACCACGTAGGCAATGCATTGAAATACTTAATGAGAGCGCCTAGAAAGAATGGTTTAGAAGATTTGAAGAAAGCTAAGCAAAGCGTTGAATTTGCTATCGATTGTTGGGAGGTTAAGTGATGAACACATTCCATTTATACAATGCAGCCGAAGAAAAGGTGCTTATTGTGCGTGAAACTTTCGGTGGCTACATCATGATTGGTTTACCGAAAAGACAGTATAGCCATATTGACGGTTACTATCCAATTAATGAATTCAACGACTTTAAAGCTAGACATAACCTAATGTATGCAGAGGAGTTAGGCAGTCAGATTAGTATATTTGATATTTAATAAGAAAAATAGCCCCGTAAATCGGGACTACAATTCTTTCGTAATTAAAACTTTTACACCGCAATACAAATTATAGACATATGTTAAGAATGCCATAACTAAAAGTATTATTCCTAAAGTAAAGTACAAAGGTATGTTAGATGTACTTTGGCTTAAACCAAAAAAGATAGCAGCCAATGTCATTGAAATCCAAGGAAGAATGTGATAAATAATCGATTTTTTTGCATGTGTGGTTACTGGGTATTTCGTTAAAATCCATACGACTACAGGGAAAAGAATAGGAGCAAAGAACACACTAAAGTAGCATAGAGAAGCTAACAGTTTGTCGGATGAATTTGACATAATGTTTCACCTCCTTGGTTCAAATATTATCTAACAATAATACTAATAACAAATAAAAAGAGGTTTATTAAATGAAAATTTTGAATTTATTAATGAGGAGGACGAGTAAATGGATAAATTACAAATCAAATTATTATCGGAGAACGCAACATTACCAACACGCAACCATTCAACAGACGCAGGGTTTGACATTTACGCAGCTGAAACAGTAATACTCGAACCGCAAGAGAAAGCTTTAATCGCTACTGACATAGCTGTGAATATTCCAAAAGGTTACGTTGGATTACTTACTAGCCGAAGTGGTGTAAGTAGTAAGACACATCTTGTGGTTGAAACAGGTAAGATTGACGCAGGATTTCAAGGTCATATGAAGATTAATATTAAGAATGACGAACAACAAACAAATGAAATTGGATTGCATTTCAATGGTGTAGACGGAAAACCTTTAGAAACTACAGATAACCACGTATTTTTAAGAACATACCAAATCAACAAAGGCGACAAGTTAGCCCAACTAGTTATCGTGCCTATTGTTACACCCCAATTACAAGTTGTCGATGAGTTTAGCGAGGTGACAGAGCGTGGAGAAAAAGGGTTCGGCTCATCAGGTTTCTAAAGACATATTAGAACGCGTCAAAGAAATACTAAAAAAGGAGTGATCAAATGAAAACGGTAGAGACAAATTTTATTATTGAGGTTAACGAAGGGATATATTTGAGAATTAATCGTTCAGAGGGTAGTTGTACTTTCACAGGAGATCCAAACTGTGCTAGTGCCTTTCTTGTAGAAGAAGATCCTACTGCTGAAAAATATGCCGAAAAATGTGGTGGCAAGATAAAACGTTTTACAGCAATTTATGAGGTGGAGTGATCATATGAAATATTTAAGAGTGGTATTACACACATTGGTAACAATTCTGATTTACGAGGGTGCTAAGAAATTAATGAATGATATGTTGGAGGATAAGTAATGCACATATTAGTTATATTACTATCACTATTATCAATCGCACTACTGACACGTAATTATTACTTAACTAAGTATATAGATGAATCGGAATACACAATGTTGACATTAGCACGTCGGGTACTTTCTGAAGATAACATTGACAAACTTATTAAGTAGGAGGTAACGAATGTACACACCATCTGAAGTTAAACAATTAATAATGGATTATCACTGGATGCGTCGACTTATTGACCATCAGGTTTATGAATATGACAGTACATCTATTGGACAGTATGGTATTGAATCAGCAATGCCTAAAGCACAGGGTGGTACTGGAGACAAAGTACTGGTACGTGTCATACGTAATGATAAGGATAGACGTAAGACACAAGACTTAATCGACAAGGTATCGTTCATCGATGAGCACGAGCATCTTATTACTAATGATAAGAACTATCACATTTTGCAATTACTCAAACAAGGTGAGAGTTTCTCTCGAATAGAAGTATTGATGATGATGAGTAGAAAGAATATATACAATAGGTTAAATGACATCGTGAGTGTGTATATGAATCAACAATAGTTAAGGGTATAAATTACACACATTACACAGATTACACACTTTACACAGTGTTAGGTTTATCTTACTTTATTTATTATAATCAACTTAGGAACAATAACGTTCTAGTCATACTATATATACATCCCTTAGTCCTTAAGGCACTGCACCCCCATTTGCAGTGCCTTTTTATTATGAGGTGAACTATGGAATTAAATAAGTATCAATCCTTAAAGCAACCAACAGATTACAATAAACATCTACTGTCATTAGTATCTGTGGTAGGTCAGTTAGTAGACAACGATGACAACGACACAGTGACTATGTTACTAGGTGATGCGCTAGAACATATTACATGTATGGCATCGCTTAATAATGTAACGCTAGATACAGTGGCAGGACTTAATGTGAATACGTATCAACCTGACTTACACAAGGTATTAATAAAGGTGATGCAGTTACTTTCAACAAAGACAAGTACATTGTGCATGACATCATTGGTAATCAAGTACTGATTGCAAACCAAACTAAAGATATTGTGGTCGACATCAAAGACATAGGAAGGTGATTGGATGGCAGTAATGAGACGTTGCAATCATCCTACATGCAATGCACTTATATCATTCAATCAAGCATACTGTGATAAGCATAAACCATATGTAAATGATAAATATAACGATGTAAGGAGACGGAATGACCCTGAATACTTACGTTTTTATAAATCAAGACAGTGGCAGAGAATGCGTGAAATTGTATTGATGGAGAATGATTATATTTGTAGATCATGTGGACGACAAGCACAAATGGTTGACCATATTATCCCGACAAAAGTTGATTGGTCAAAACGATTAGAAAAAGAAAACTTACAGCCATTGTGTTACGAATGTCACAATCAAAAAACGAAAAGAGAGCAAAAGGAAGTCCCCCACATCAAAGAACGGGGGCGGTGAGGAAGGCGACGAAGAACGAGGCGCACTCTTCTTCTCAAAGATTTCCCTTTTTTTAAACATTTTTACTAGTAGGTGCTAATTTTGGCAGGAAGACCGAAAAAATTATTATTAAATTCTAATAAAAATTATACAAAAGAAGAAATAATTGAAAAAGAGTGTCAAGAAGCGGAATTAAATAAATTTTCAAAGATTGACGCAACCCCACCTGATTTTTTAGATGATATTGCTAAAGAAGAATACAAACGTATCATCCCACATATGCAAGAATTGCCTATATCTAAATTAGACACTGGGCAAATCGCACAATACTGTAGCTTTTACAGTGATTTTGTTAAAGCTAGTGTCATATTAGAACAAGAGGACATAATGATTGTGGATGATAAAGGCAATCAGAAAGTAAACCCGGCATTTAACGTAAAGGAGAAAGCCGGTATACGTATGCAACAAACGGCTAACACATTAGGTTTAACAATTGATAGTCGATTGCGTATTATCGTACCTGATGAAAAAGAAGATGATGATCCATTCAAACAGTTCGCGAGTGACGACTAATGATTGATTACGCAACACTTTACGCCGAAAAGGTTGTAAGTGGCGATATACTCGTTAGTAAAAAGAATTACGCAGTAGCTAAACGTCACTTAAATGATTTAAAGAATCCCCCTGACGGTTGTTATTGGGATGTTGAGAAAGCAAATAAAGCAATTAAATTTATAGAAATGTTACCTGACCCTAAAACGAACGAACCCATGCCATTAATGTTATTTCAAAAATTTATTGTTGGTAGCATTTACGGTTGGCGTCGTGATGGTGGGTTTAGGCGGTTTACTAAATGTTATGTAAGTATGGCACGTAAACAAGGTAAATCGCTAGTGGTATCAGGCATGTCACTGAATGAATTGTTATTTGGTCAATATCCTAAATATAACCGACAAATATATGTATCATCATCAACTTACAAGCAAGCACAAACAATATTCAAAATGGCTAGTCAACAAATTAAGATGTTACGTTCAAAAAGTGACTATATCCGAAAGTCAACAGATGTACGCAAAACAGATTTAGCACACATTGACTCAACTAGTGTATTTGAGCCACTTTCTAACAATCCAGATGCAGTTGATGGTAAAGACCCAACAGTGGCTATACTGGACGAGCTAGCAAGCATGCCAGACGATGAAATGTATTCAAGATTTAAAACGGGTATGACGTTACAGAAGAATCCTCTTACTCTCTTAATTTCAACGGCAGGGGACAACTTGAACAGTCAAATGTACCAGGAATATAAATACATCTCTAAAATTTTATCAGGCGAAGTTAAAGCGGATAATTACTTTGTATACTGTGCCGAAATGGATTCAGAAGATGAAGTGAATGACGAATCACTGTGGATTAAGGCAATGCCGCTTTTAGAGTCTGAGGAACATAGAGACACAATACTGAGAAATATTAAAGCGGATATTCAAGATGAATTAGAAAAAGGTACGTCATTTCATAAGATTTTGATTAAAAACTTTAACCTTTGGCAAGCGAACAAAGAAGATAGCTTAATCAATATTAATGAATGGGAATCAATCGAAGTGAATCGTGATAATTATAGTTTGTACGGCAAAGACGTTTATATCGGTGTCGATTTATCAAGACTTGACGACTTAACTTCTGTAGGGTTTATATTCCCAACAGATGATGGTGATATGTTAATTGATAGCCATTCGTTTATAGGTTTAAGGACCACACTCGAACAGAAGTCGAAACGTGACAAGATTAATTACGAACAGTTAATCAATCTAGGAGAAGCAGAAGTGACCACATCTGAAAGTGGAATGATAGATTACAAACGTGTTATTGAATACATCTTAGATGTTGTGGATGAACACCAATTAAATGTTAAAGCATTATGTTATGATCCATGGAATGCACAGTCATTTGTGACCACACTAGAATCCATGGTAATTGATTGGCCACTAATTGAAGTTGGGCAAAGTTTCAGAAGTCTTTCACAGCCTATTAAGCAATTTCGAGTATGGGTTGCTGAAAAGACGATTAAACATTTTGGTAATAACTTACTAACTATAGCTGTCAACAATGCCGTATTAATTTATGATGGCGAAGATAATGTAAAGATTAATAAAAAGATGAATCGACAAAAGATTGACCCTATCATCTCTGTCATAACTGCTTTTAGTGAAGCGAGTATGCATGAATTCGAGGTGGATTGGTCATCAATATATGAAAATGAAGAATTCGGATTTTAAAGGAGGTGCGATGATGAAATTAAACAAACTTTTAATACCGTTAAAACTATTGGTTGTTAACATTGTTAGCATCCTTTTTTTATTAGGTTTAATCATAATGAATACCGCAACTTACTTAGCATTTGGGGTTGAGTTAGGACTAGCTAACACAGGCGTTTTCCTAGTGGTTATTGCGTTAATCATTGACAACGAATCACGGGAGAGGAGGTGATTAAGTGGGTATCTTCTTAAGAAACGAAAATAGAGATTTACAGTATAACGAAGATGATCTACAAATGATGGTTCAGACGTTACCTGGTTTTCAGGGTACTAATTTAAGGCAGTATACGCCTATAGATGCCATTAAGCACAGCGACATTTTTACAGCAGTAATGATGATTGCGTCTGATTTAGCACGTATGCCGATTAGATTAAATGTTAATGGTCAGATTGATTATAGTAATAAGGTTGTTCATTTACTTAACACACGACCAAATTCACTATACAACGGCTACATTTTTAAATTAGTCGTGTTTGCCAGTGCTTTATTGACTTCGCATGGTTATGTAGAGATCACACGTGACAAATTAGGTAATCCGGTTAGTTTAACTTTCAGAAAAACTTCTGAAGTTGAATTGAAATCTGACAGAATGGCACGTCCATACTATCTACATGAACGTACGGATGATAACGGTCAATTTATTAGTCGAAATATTAAATATGAAGATATGTTAGACATTAAATTCTACTCGTTAGACGGCATTCATGGGTTATCTTTACTAGATACATTGAGTAGGACGATTGATTCTGATAACAACGGTAAGGACTTCTTAAACAACTTCTTACGCAACGGTACGCATGCAGGCGGAATACTTAAGATGAAAGGTGTCTTGAACGATAAAAAAGCGAGAAACCGTGCGAGAGAGGAATTTCACAAAGCATTTAGTGGTACTAAACAAGCCGGTAAAGTGGTTGTGCTAGATGAATCGATGACATTTGACCAATTAGAAGTCGATACTGAAGTGTTAAAGCTCATTCGTGAGAATAAATCAGCCACACGTGAGATTGCAGGAGTATTTGGCATTCCGTTGCATAAATTCGGTATCGAAACAACGAATATGAGCATTACAGACGCGAACCTGGACTATCTTTCAACGCTAAAACCTTACATTACATGCGTTTGTGCAGAGTTAAATTTCAAATTCAATGACGAATATACGGATAAAGTCTGTGAATTTAAATTTGATACTACTGAAATACGTGTGGTTGATGAAAAAACACAAGCTGAAATCGATAAAATCAATATCGATTCAGGTAAAACAAACATTGATGAAGTCCGTAAACGTGATGGCTTACCGCCTATTCCTGGTGGCTACGGTAGTATTCATCGTGTTGACCTCAACCACGTGAATATAGCGCTTGTTGATGAGTACCAAATGAATAAATCACGCGGCACTGATAACAAATTGAAAGGTGGTGAGGAAGATGGGCAAGGAAACTAGAGTCGGTAACATTACTGAAGTTCGTTCAAACGATGATAACGAAATGGTCATCGAGGGTTACGCTTTGAAATTCGATACATGGTCAGAAAATTTAGGTGGATTCAAAGAAACGATTTCACGTAACGCTTTAGAAAACACTGATTTATCTGATGTGCGTTGTTTAGTAGACCACGTGCCATCACAAATTATCGGTAGAACGAAATCGGGTACGTTGGAACTTGAAACTGATGATGTTGGCTTAAAATACCGTTGTAAATTACCGAATACAACGTTTGCACGTGACTTATATGAGAATATGCGTGTAGGTAACATCAATCAATGTTCGTTCGGGTTTATGCTAGACGAACAGGGCGATGAAATGCGTTTTGACGAAAAAGAAAACATCTATAAACGTACATTGAAAGCCATTCGTGAGCTTACTGATGTGTCTGTAGTAACTTATCCGGCATACAAAGATACTGATGTTAAACCGGCATTACGCAGCATCGAGAATATTAAAAACGAAGAACGCAAAAAAGCGTTAGAGTTAAAGCTCAAAAAACATTCTATTACAAATAAGCTTGGTGAAGTTGGACACCATTAACAAATACAACCATTGGACGTGCTAAAAAGCGACGTCTATTTTTTATGTAAAATTTAGGAGGAATATTAATGAATAAAAAAGATATTTTACTTTCCGAAATTTCGGATTTAAAACGTAGTATTGATTTAAAAATCGGATTCGCAACGCGTGCATTAAATAACGATGAGTTAGAGAAAGCAGAAACGTTGGAAAAGGAAATTGCTGATCTACGCACACAGATTAAAGAAAAAGAAGAAGAATTAAAAAAGTTACAAGAAAAAGACGACGCTGAAGAAACAGATGCACAACCAGTTGTAGTTGAACCTACACGCTCATATCGTCAAGCTCCTAATTTAAATGAATTAGGTATCTCAATCCAAGATACTAAAGTGACATCTCAAGAAGTGCGTGACTTCACTGACTATTTAGAAACACGTAAAGATATTCAAGGTGGGTCTTTAAAAACTGATTCTGGCTTCGTAGTTATTCCAGAAGAAATCGTTACGGACATTCTTAAATTAAAAGAAGTTGAGTTCAACCTTGATAAATATGTCACTGTTAAACGTGTTACTAATGGTTCTGGTAAATATCCAGTTGTACGTCAATCAGAGGTCGCAGCTCTTGAAAAGGTAGAAGAATTAGAAGAAAACCCTGAATTAGCGGTTAAGCCATTTTTCCAATTAGCATACGACATCAATACACATCGTGGTTACTTCCGTATTTCTCGTGAAGCAATAGAAGATGCGAAAGTTAACGTGTTACAAGAGTTGAAATTATGGATGGCACGTACAATTGCAGCTACACGAAACAAAGCGATTATTGATGTAATTACTAAAGGTTCAACAGGGTCTAACACAAGTGGTTTTGAATCTGAAGGCGCTAAATTAGAAACTAAAAAAGCAAAATCTTTAGACGACATTAAAGACGCTGTGAATTTAAATGTGAAACCTAATTATGAACATAATGTAGCTATTGTGTCTCAAACGATGTTCGCGAAATTAGATAAAATGAAAGACAAATTAGGTAACTACTTAATCCAACCTGACGTTAAAGAGAAAACGCAACAACGCTTATTAGGCGCTAAAGTGGAAATCTTACCTGATGAAATGCTCGGTGAAAAAGGCGCTAACAAATTAATCATTGGTAACTTAAAAGACGCTATCGTGTTATTTGACCGTTCGCAATACCAAGCGTCATGGACAGACTACATGCATTTTGGTGAGTGTTTAATGGTTGCAGTACGTCAAGATTGCCGAATCTTAGACCATAAATCAGCTATTGTTATCGAATATGATGATAGCCAACTGCCAGAAGAAGACCATATGGAAACACTATAGAGGTGATTGAAAGTGGCAAAATATAAAGTGAAAACGGCTTATATTGATAAAGAGTTACAAAAGGTGTTAAGAGTGGGCGATGAAGTCGATATGACGGTAAAACGTGCCAACGAAGTTAATAAAAACGGAACGCCACAAAACGGTATTTTAGAACGTATTGATGTTAAGTAGGTGATAGCAGTGAGTGATTTACAGCTATTAAAGAAACATTGCAAAATAGACCATAGTTCAGAAGACGATTTACTGGAGATGTACTACGAATGGGCAAAAGAAGATATAGCGAGTGCGGTTACTGATGACACGGTTTGGTTAGAGGAGCAAAGATTATTTAAAACTGCAGTATATCCGCTCACTGCTTATTACTTTGAGAATCGTTTAGCATTTAACGAAAGGAATTTGAGTTATGCACCTCACATGGTATTAAGTGTTGTGCATAAGTTGCGTGATGCGTATGAAATTCAATTCGAATAGGTTAAACGAACGTGTCACTTTTTGCCACGATACCAGTAAATCAATCAATGGGCTTCCACAAAAGCCGATTACAGAGGAGTTATATAGTTGCTATGCATGCATTCAGGATGCTAAAGAATCAGATATGCAAACAAGTCTAACCACAAGTTCACAATTCATTAAAACGATAATCATACGTGATCCAAGAGGAGACTATAAACCTAACAATAAGCATTATGTAATACATGAAGATGATAAATACCAAATTAAATACGTCAAAAAAGACTATGAAGATAAGTCTTATGTGCGTGTTTATTGCGAGGTGGTTTTCTAATGGGTGCAAAGATTGAAAAAAACGATATAGAACAAGGTTTGGTTAGAAAGCAATTAGAGTTTAAGGCGTCGCAGAATCGTGTATTAAAAGCCGGTGCAATGGCACTTACACCTTTGCTTAAACGTAACACGCCAGTCAGTGAAAACAAGCGACATGCAAAGGATAATATCGCCGTGTCGAACATTCGAACTGACCGTGATTCGAACGAAAAGTATGTGCTTATTGGATATACAAAAGGCTATTCACACCGTATACATGCAACTGAATTTGGCACAATGTATCAACGTCCTCAATTGTGGATGACTAAAACAGAGAAAGACGGTAGCAAGTTAGTGTACAAAGCTATGCTGACTGCTATGAAAAGGGTGATGAAATGAATGTAACAGATGTGATTTACAAGCAACTCATCGCCGACAAACGTATTACGGTTGAGGATAATATTTTTAAATACGTGGTTCCTGAAAATTTTCATGAATCGACGAATCAACCTATCGTAAGGATTACCCCGTTACCGTATAATCCTGATGAATATGCGGATAACGAGGAATTCACAAGAGAATTTGACTTCCAAATCGATATTTGGTGGTCATCAGACGAACCACATGCGCAAGCAGAAGCGATCGTTGAGAATCTAAAACAATTAAATTTTAAATCATATTACAGAGAACCGATGTACGAAGTTGAGACTCTAACTTTTAGAGAAATTATTCGTGCGTCAGGTTCTCTATTATTTTAGGAGGATTTTAAATGGAAAAATTAAAGTTAAACTTGCAACACTTTGCAGAAACTAAAGGAGTTTCAGGCATTGCTATCGGTGTTACTAATTTCTACTGGGCGCCGATTAAAACAGATGACGGAGAAAAATTTGAAGTAGAAAGTGGGCACCGTACACGATTCTTAAAAGAAATCGAAGTTGACCGTCCACAAGAAGTTGAAGAAGAATACGGCGATAATATGGTCGCTGCGACTGCAGTCTCTAACGGTAAGTTATCAGTTAAAACAACATTTGTATCAATTCCTGCAGAACAAAAGGCATTCTTAGCAGGTGCCAAAAAAGGTAAAAACGGCTTTAAATATGGTGCCAATGACATTCCACCAGATGTAGCTGTTGTATTTGAACGTACAAACCACGATGGTTCATCTGAATGGGTAGGTTTATTCAAAGGTAAATTCACGCGTCCAAACTTATCAGGACAAACGAAACAAGATAAAGTTGAATTCCAAAACGATGAAGTAGAAGGTTCTTTCGTAGATCGTTTGTATGATGAATCATCTCATGTAACTGGTTTCGATAAAAAAGGCGCTAACACGGGTCGTGATTACGTATTTACTGAAACTTTCGGTAAAACTTTTGACGAGTTTATCGAAGACCTCGACGGAGATTTTGAAATGGAAGAGGATGAAAAAGCGATGCCGGGAAAGACGAGTAAGAAAGAGGTAACAAGTGTGTCTCTTTCTAAACCGTCAACAACAATTAAACAAGGTGAAACTGAACAGTTATCAGCTACAACTGAACCTGAAGGACAACCTGTAACGTATAAAGTTACTGAAGGCGAAGAATATATTAGCGTGAGTCCTGAAGGTTTAGTGAATGCAAATCAAGTCGGTAGAGGTGTTGTAACCGCTACTTCCGGCGACCAATCAGACACAATTAATGTAGAAGTAACAAGTAATTTCGAAATGTAATTTAAGAGGGGCGAGTAACCCCTCTTTTATTTTTGCGCAAAAATAAAAAATGAAAGTAGGAATTTAAAAATGGCAAGAACTTCAATCGAACTAATTACAGGTTATACAAAGGCGGGTAAGCCACAGACCAAAAAGTATTTGGCTAAACCAAGTTTGTCACTATTTGACACTATTCAAGGTTCAAAATTATCAACACGATTAACAAAAGCGTTCAGACAACCAGACTTTGACGAGTTATCACAAGAACAGTATGAGAAATTAAGTGAAACTGAACAAAAAGAGTACCAAGCTAAGATTGAAGAATACCAAGAACAAGTCGCTCAGCAATTTGATGTACTAGATGAGGTAACGACATTTGTTGCTGAGGGATTCGATAATCAGTTTACATCTGAAGAATTACAAAAAGGTATTCCAGCGGGTCCAGAAGGACTGAACACTTTAGTAACAGTGCTAGAAAAGCTCATCGCAGGAGATGTGGATGGCACAAAAAAGTTCGTGACCGAGCAGAAGAAATAAATCCTGAGGACTTAACACCTGAAGGTAGATACAACAACTATATGAAAGTTGCGAAGCAGTTAATTGATGAAGGCATGGATCCTGAAAAAGTGGCGCACATGCCAATTCATTTCTTTTTAGAGATTGTGAATTCAAGAGTCAAACACAAAAAGAAAGCAACTAGCTTTGCGCAAGTGTTCGGCTAAATTTTTGAGGAAAGGAGGAAACTAAATGGCAAATCCTATTGGTAATATGGTCATAAAAGTTGATTTAGACGGTTCGGGCTTTAATCGTGGTATTACTGGATTAAATCGTCAAATGCGCATGGTATCTCGAGAGATGAGTGCTAACCTTTCTAAATTTGGGCGTTATGATCAATCACTTGAAAAGTCTAAAGTGAAAGTTGACGGATTAACGAAACGCCAACAAATTCAAGCTCAAAAAGTCAGAGAATTGAAAAATAATTATGACCAATTATCGAGAGAAACGGGAGAAAACAGTGCTAAAACACAAGCGGCAGCTGCTAAATACAACCAAGCTTACGCAGAGTTAAATAAATATGAACAAGAGTTGAATCAAGCAACGGCTGAAATGAAAGCTTTGGAGCGTCAACAACAAGTTTTAAACACGACTATGGGTAAGATTGGTAATAAATTTAGTGAGTTGGGACCGCGCTTGCAAGAAATTGGCAGTAAAATGCAGTCTGTTGGTCGTAACATGAGTATGTATGTAAGCGCGCCGATAGTTGCAGGGTTTGGTGCGGCAGTTAAAAAGAGTATAGACTTCGACGATTCTATGCGTAAAGTTAAAGCAACTTCAGGTGCTACGGGTAGTGAATTCCAACAATTACGTGATAAAGCACTTGAGATGGGTGCTAAAACCAAATTTAGTGCCAGTGAATCTGCCGATGCATTAAACTACATGGCGCTTGCCGGTTGGGATACTAAAGACATGCTAGGCGGTATTGATGGCGTCATGCAACTTGCTGCTGCATCAGGCGAAGATTTAGGACAAGTAAGTGATATTGTAACGGATAGTTTAACTGCTTTTGGAATGAAAGCGAAAGATAGCGGACACTTTGCTGATGTACTAGCACAGACGAGCTCTAAAGCTAATACTGATGTACGTGGCTTAGGTGAAGCATTTAAATATGCCGCACCAGTTGCCGGGGCGTTAGGATACACTGTGGAAGATACATCTATAGCAATTGGTTTGATGTCTAATGCGGGTATAAAAGGAGAAAAAGCAGGAACTGCACTACGTACAATGTTTACTAACTTATCAAAACCGACAGGTGACATGAAAAAGAAAATGGATGAGTTGGGTATATCTATTACTGATAGCAATGGAAACATGTTGCCTATGCGGGATGTTATGGATCAGTTACGTGGTAAATTTAAAGGTTTGTCAAAAGAACAACAAGCAAGTGCTGCTGCTACAATATTTGGTAAAGAGGCTATGAGTGGTGCATTAGCAATAATTAATGCATCTGATGAAGATTATCAAAAGTTAACTAAATCTATTGATGGTTCCAAAGGCGCAGCCAAGCGAATGTCAGATGAAATGGAAGGTGGAATCGGTGGTTCAATTCGCCAGATGAAATCTGCCATTGAATCCCTAGCAATTAGTATTGGCGATGTTATGGCCCCATACATTAAAAAGTTAGCAGAATGGCTCTCTTATGCTGCAAATAAATTAAATGAAATGCCTAAAGGTACTCAAAAGATTGTTGTTGGTCTAGGTTTACTAGCAGCTGCAATAGGCCCATTACTTGTAACATTAGGCGTAATGGTATCTACAATAGGGAGTGCAATGACTGTTATAGGCCCTTTGATGACGAGCATTAAAACGTTAAGCTTTATTACTAAAGGTTGGGCATTGGCTACTGGCTTTTTAAACACTATTTTAGGTGTAGCGAGAGGTCAAATCGCATTACAAACAGTCTTAACTGGTAAATATTCTTTAGTGACTCAAACTGCTGCACTTGTAACACGTGGTTTAGGTTTAGCAATACGATTTATGACTGGTCCAATAGGACTCGTAATCACTGCAGTAGGATTATTGGTTGCTGCAATCATTCATTTATGGAGGAACAATGAGACATTCCGTAATAATGTTATAAAATTATGGAATGGAATCAAGAATGCGTTATCAGTGATTTGGAATAGCATTAAATCATTTGGTATTGACGTATGGAATGGCTTGAAAAATGGTGTAATGTTTATCATTCAGAATTGGTGGGTGTTAATGAAAGCCTACTTCAATATGTGGAAGGTTGTAATTACTACCATTTTTAATGCCATAAAAAATACGGTAATAGGCGTTTGGAAAGTTATTAAATCCAGTGTGTTATTTATTGTGAATGCTTTAAAAACTGGCGTGACAGCTATATTTAACTCTTTATTATTAGTACTTCGAAAAATCTTGTCTTTATATAAACAAGCGTTTTTAAAGGTTTGGAATGCTATCAAGTTTGTGGTGACCACAATTGCTAAATCCATAGCGAATACAGTTAGGAATAACTGGAATAATATTAAAAATTTCACAATATTCATATTTAAATCTGTCAAATCGTTCATAACAAATATTTGGAGTTCTATTAAATCTACTATATATAGATTTGCAAATAGTGCGTATCAATTAGTGAAAAAGATTTGGAATTCTCTCAGTCGTTCTACACGCAATATCTTTTCAAATTTAAGAGCTTGGATCACTAACACTTGGTCGAAAATCAAAAATAGCGTTACTCGATTTGCTCGGCTGTTATGGGACGGTGTGCGCAATACGTGGAATAATTTAAGTACTGGCACACGTAATATTTTCAGTAGAGTTAAAACTACTATTGTAAATATATGGAATTTAATTAAACGTTCAGTCACAGGAATAGCTAGTGCATTGTGGCGTTCAGTCCGTAATACTTTTAATAACATGAAGAATGGTCTTGCGAATATTATCGGTAAAATCAAAGATCATATCGGTGGAATGGTTAGTGCCATTAAAAAAGGTTTAAATGGATTGATTGAAGGTTTAAACTGGGTAGGTTCTAAATTAAGCTTACCTAAAATACCTAAATTATCCACAGGGACGCAACGTATAAACCGACATATACGCACTACATCTGATGGTCGATTAAAACACGGCACTATGGCAGTTGTGGGAGATAAAGGCCCTGGTAACGGCAGAGGTATTGATGGTCGTCGAGAATTAATTCAATACCCTAACGGACGCACTGCTTTAACGCCTGCGAAAGATACGACTACATTCTTGCCTAAAGGGTCACGTGTAATAAGTGGCGGCATGCGACAAAGCTTAGAAGAAGCAGAAGGTGCAGGTATGTATCCACGATTTAGTGTTGGTACGTGGTTTGGCAATGCTAAAGATTGGATTGGAGATAAAATGCAAGGTGTCGGTCGTGCCTTAGGAAACAGTGCTAAATGGCTTTCAGATAAGGTTGGGGACGTTATGGATTATATGGATAATCCAGGTAAACTTTTCAACAAAGTAATGTCTCTTATGGGCGTGAACTTTTCTTCATTAACAAAAGGCATGGGTATCGTTGGAGAAATTACTCGCGCTGCTTTTAAGAAGATAAAAAAAGGTGCGATTGATTGGATAACTAATGGTTTTGAAGCACAAGCAGGAGACGGTTCTGTATTTGACGGATTTAAAATACTACAACGTTATTCTGCACCTCCATATCCACCAAACCCTAATTATCCGTTTAACGGTGGTGTGCATCACGGTATCGACTACGATACTCCAGTCGGTACACCTATACGTACGCCTATGGGTGGACGTGTTAGAAGTTGGTACGATAATTATGGTGGAGGAAAAGCTATAACCGTACAACAAGGCAAAACGTTCTTATGGTTCATGCATTTAAGTCAACAATTACGTAAGACTGGTGAACAAATTAAGGCAGGACAGCTTATTGGTAAATCAGGTAATACAGGTTCTATGACAAACTACCGTCATTTGCACTTCCAAGTAAACCAAGGTGGAGAAGCAAACCGTTATTCTGTAGAGCCTCAAAGATGGTTGCGTAAGAACGATAAAACAGGTGGCGGTAAAGGTTATCCTTCAGGAAGTGGCGCAGCATATGCAAGCCGTGTAATTAGACAAGCACAAAATATATTGGGTGGTCGTTACAAATCTAGCTACATTCATGATGCAATGATGAGACTGGCTAAACGTGAATCTAATTACCAACCGAATGCGGTTAACAATTGGGATATTAATGCACAACGTGGCACACCTTCAAAAGGTTTATTCCAAATGATTCAACCGACATTTGTGGCTAATGCTAAATCAGGTTACACAAATTTTAATAATCCATTGCACCAAGGTATATCTGCATTGCAGTATATCGTCAGAAGATATGGTTGGGGTGGCTTTAATCGTGCTGCAGCATACGCATATAAAACTGGTGGTCTTGTCCATAACGGCTTATATCATTTAGGCGAAGACGGTTATCCTGAATGGGTAATTCCCACAGACCCTAGTCGTGCAGATGATGCTGCTAAATTACTTGCTTTAGCTAATAAAGATATTAGTAAGAATAAACGCCCTAAACACTTTAGCAATAATAGTGTGGGTAGTAACGGTGATAGTCATTTAGAGAAAAAGTTAGACACAATGATTGGTTTATTAATTAAACTAGTTGGATCTAACGAAGAAATCGCAAATAAAGATTACGAACCAGTAATCGATAACTTCGGTTTAGGTGACTTTATAAACAGAACCGTAGATAAAAGAGAACGTGATACGTCACGTAAACAAAGATTTAACGCAGGAGGTGTGTTTGCTTAGTGAACGATACAGTAATAGTTAATGATAAAACACTTCCATGGCTTTTTGTTCAAAGAGGGTTTAAAATACCCTCTTTTAATTTTGAGGTAAAAACTGAAGAAGTACCCGGTAGAAGTGGTTCAGTTTATCAAGGGCGAGAGTTGAAACAATACGAATTTGAATTACCAATGATCATCCGTAATGACTATTTATCACACAGTGGTATAAAGTCACATGATGACATATTGAATGAGTTGGTTAAATTCTTTAACTATGATAAACAAGTTAAACTTCAATTTAAATCAAAACAATGGTACTGGAACGCATATTTTGAAGGGCCAATCGAATTACTGAGTAAGACTGAAAACAACATTAACATCTTCAATATAAAAGTCGTTTTAACTGACCCTTACAAGTATTCGACTAAAGGCAGTAAGAATACCGCAATTAGTGATTCAGTAAGTGTGGTTAATACAGGTACGGCAGACACACCAATATTAGTTGAAGCAAGGGCGTTAAAAAATTCCAATTATTTTATGATCACTAAAAAAGATGAAGATTACTTTATGATTGGTGATGATGATGTTGACAAAAAGGTTAAAGATTATTCTCCTTTAATCTTAGGTGATGAGTTACGTACATTGTGTGGTTGGAATAAGCAATCTTCTAATAATATTAATGATAACTACACTGGGGGTACTGTTGGGGGTACTTTTAGTCAATCCTCAAGTAAAGAAAGTGTTTATTTAAACACTGACAGTATTAACGGCGTGGGTTGGCAAGGTGCAATGTATAAACGTAGCTTTAGTAAGCAAATCAACAATTTCAGTGCTACATTTAAAATTGCAGTGAATCAAAAACGTAAGGGCGCAAATCGAACAGCACAATATTTATATGATACTGACGGTCGTTTGATTGCGTCGATTGGATATACTAACCCTAATGCAAATCAAGCAATAGGACGAATAATTATTTGTTTATATAATCAGAGTGGCGAACCTAAAAAGATTTACGATTATAAAAACAATCCTACGATTTATGGTATGGATGAATTTGTTGTATATATGCGCTTAACACGTATTGGCAAGGAATTCACGATTAAGACTTGGAAGTATAGAGAAATACCTTATCCGTTACGTAAGATTGCGTTTGATACACATGAAGTTACATTTACTGATAAAGGCGACTTTTATAATCGACCAATAAGTGCAGTTTCTATTTATTCTGCCAAAAATGGAACGAATAACTTTATGCCAGTGTATTTATTAGGCAGTTATATTCGTGAGTTATTAGAAAAACCGCCTGGAGAAAACGATATGATCATAAAAAGTGGCGATGATATTCTGGTAGATATGACGAATAATGTGGTGATGGTAAATGACGAGCCGTTCACTCACGAAAAAACATTTGGAAGCGATTATTTCAATGTAGAAACCGGGCACACAGAATTGGTAATTCAACCGCCTAATACCTTTGATACGACAATAAAATGGCAAGATAGGTGGTATTAATATGCTACATGTACTTGATTTTGAAGGTAATATTATAGATTTCATTAGTAAAAATGATAAATCACTTATTGATGTTAAACATGAGCGCAACATTAAAGATTATACTGAAATACTAGACATTACGATTTTAGCAAGCAGGGCGGTAAAGTTTAAAGAACGTAACAGAGTGATTTTCTTAGATAGTCGCAATGAACCACGTGAATTTATTATCAATCGTATAGAACAAGACAGCACAAGTAAATATTCATTCATCGAATGTAATGCATCATACTTAGAAGACATCGCAACAGGCGTACCATATCCTCCTCAAAAGTTTGAAAAGTATACGACTACTCAAGCACTTAGTGATGTGTTAAAAGATACGGGGTGGAAAGTAAGTGACGATACTGAATATAACGGTACACGTACAACGTCATGGACAAGTTATCAGTCAAGATTTGATGTGCTTAAACAACTGACGACCACTTACAAAATGGTTATAGATTTCCACATTGATTTGGATAGTCGTAAAGTTAAATCACGATACGTAAGTTTAAAAGAACCAAAACCTTTATTTAAAGGAAAAGAAATTGTACGTGGCAAAGATTTACTAGGGTTGAAGCGTACAGTAGATGTATCTGAAGTGCGCACAGCATTAGTTTGTTTAGGTCCTGAAAAAGAAAATGGTGAACGTATTAAGTTAATCGTGCAGGACGATGAAGCACAAAAACAATTTGGATTACCCACACGTTATATTTGGGATATATATGAACCTGAATCTGAAGATGAGAATATGACTGAACAACGCTTACGCACATTGGGTACAACTCAACTTAATAAAGTGAAAAGTGCTGCAGTAAGTTATGAAGTGACATCGTTAGATATTAAAAAAGCGTATCCGCATGAAATCATCCGTTTAGGCGATATAGTGCGTGTGAAAGACAGAGACTTTAACCCTGCATTATATGTTGAAGGTGAAGTTATATCTGAAACATATAATCCACTAACAAACGTTAGTGTGTATTCATTTGGAAATTATGTTGAATATAAAGAATCTGATTTACGTGCAGAATTTACTAAAAAGCTTGATGCAATACGTCAAAAGTTAAATGATGGATTAACCAATGTTAATACTATCGTTGCTGATGTAGTTGAGGGTAAGCTTGAATATTTTGAACGCAAGATATTAAAGGGGAGTGAACCGCCTGAAAACCCAGTTAACGATATGTTGTGGCTAGACACAAGCAATCCTGACGTGGCAGTATTACGACGTTATTGGGAGGAGCAATGGATTAATGCGACGGCAGAAAGTGCCGAAGATATTGGTGCTATTACTCGTGAAAAAGCACTATATAGCGAGTTAACTAATACTTTCGTTAACCTATCCATTCAACATAGTAAATTGTTGAACGAAATGCACGTTGTCATCAACAGTGAGTATTTAGTGGACTTTGATTTAAAAGAAGAATTAAATACCAAACTTGATGCAACAGTCTCTATTTTTAATAACATCAAAAGTAATCTTGAAAGCATGACTGATGAAACTGCTAGTATAGGTAAGTTAATCGATACCCAAACGTTATTTTTAAATTATCGAACGGCTATGCAAAATCTATACAATGTGGTTGAACGTGCGAAGATAGCGATTGATGAACGATTTAAATTACTTCAATCACAGTATACAGATGAAAAATTTAAAGAAGCGTTGAATAATGTAGCAGATAAACTTGGTTTAACAGTAAATGAAGATAATCAACTTATTGGCGAAATCGATGTTTCAAAACAAATTGATGAATCTGTACGTGAAATGACCAATCAAATGTTGAGGGATTATGTCACTTCTTCACAATATCAAAGTGATCAACAAGGGATTATTGAAAGATTAGAGAGTTCTGATTCAGAAAGAAAACAATTAGCTGACAGAATATCAGATACTGTTACTAAATCAGAGTATGAAAATGATGTAGCGCAAAAATTATCTACTACAAAAGCTGAAGTGTTAATTGAGGCAGGGCAGACATCAAATAGCGTATCTAAACAAGTGTTTAGTGCAAAAAGTAAGACACTGGAAAGATATACGTCGGAATTTATTAATAACGTATCTGACGGTATGACATTTAGATATGATGAGAATGGTAACATTCAATCTCATTCTATAGGTCCTCAAGGGATTAAAATCAAAGGGGATAAGCTAGACATACAGTTAAACAAAGAATTCAACCTTCTTGTGAGTGACGTAGCTAAAAAAGCGGATGAGACAAATATTATCAATAAAATTAATTTGTCTCGTGAAGGATTAGACATCAATGTAAATAATATCGGCTTACGCGGTGGTGATTCTGTCAATTACCTTGAGATTAAAAATAATAGCGTATTGTCACGTGGTAGATTCACGCGTACATGGGCTAACAATACTGATACTGCTAATTTAACGTTAGGTATCAGAAATGGTTATCTATTAGTATCTAACGAAGACAACGGCTACAACCTTTATATGACTGAAAAAGGTTTATCCACAATGATGAATGCTGCAAGTGGTGAAACTGCAGGTACTCTAGAATTCCATTATCAAGGTTATAACGAGAATTCACGTGGTGTGCGCCTACATTCCACATATGGAGCGGTTGCTTTAGAATCAGATCAGTCGCGTATATACACTGTAGCAAACTTAACTAACAACATTGAATCAAGACAATACGGTGTATACATCAGACCATTTAAAGACACACGTGCCGGTTTGAATGAGTTTTATTTCTATGTTAAAGATAACGACAGTTCTAGCGATACTGACGGGGCTATATTATACGGAAATATTTCAGACCCTCAAGGACAACATGGAGCGGGTATTCGCTTTAGTAAGTCTCGTACTGAAAATATAGTATATGCCACTAATGAAAAAGGTGATATTGGTTCAGGTGACTTTTATGCTAGTAATTTATACGGAACTTTAAGAGCTAAGTCTACTAATCAATATGCCTTGGTTGCTTATGATGGAGAATTTAGAGTCACAGACAAAAATGGTGCGTCGGGAAGCAGTATAAACTATAGACCAGTTCGTACAAATGAGCTTAAAACTACTCACAGTTATGCATTCTCTAATCATAGCGGTGCTGATGTGTATTTTGGCGTTGGTATGAATGAAATGAGAATTACTGATAATAACTTTTATAACGGTGGTAGAACAAGTTATAAACCGGTTAGAGCATTAGACTTTATTAAATCGTCAAGAGCAGAATATAAAGAAGAAATCAAACTTTGGGACTATGATGCATTATCGGTAATCACAAATGATTTATTACTCTATTCATATAAATATAAGGATGACAATAGAGGATTAATGCAACACGGTCCAGTTATTGGTGATGGCTACAAAACACCGACAGAATTTATATTTGGTGATGGTATCAATACTAATGAAATGGTGTCATGGGCATTACGTGCAATACAACAATTAAATGAAAAATTGGAGGCATTAAAAAATGAACGAACAAGTTAATCCGCAATTGGTTATTGATAACCTAGCAACTTCAAATTCAGAATTACAAAAAGAAAACGCAATTTTGCGGGCATTAATTACACAATTACAAAACAAGGATAATGAAACGTCTGATGATGAATAATCGTTAGGCGTTTTTATTATAAATAATTTTATTGGAGGAATTAGAAATGGAAAACAAAGTAACAGAATTTTATTTAGTAGAAGTGGACAAAAGAGGAGAAGAAAGCTGCTTAATGCAAAACTATTCAAACAGTTTTGTGCGTGGTGCTTCGCCTGCTAATGCATATAAGTTTACTGATGAAGAACAAGTCAAACAGGTATGCGCAATGCAGAATATGTTAGCTGGCATTTTTAACAATGGAACAAAAACATATTATGTGAAACAAGATATTACACGTAGTTCTTTTGATGAAAAAGGAGAACCCTATACTCAGGAGGAAAATAAAAAGTTAGAGTTCGAATAAAGTAGGTGAATTGATTTGGAGTCTTATCAAAGAGAGACAGAACGTAGACTTTCTCGTTTAGAAGAAAATGATGATAAAATTTTTGACTCCTTAGATGAAATCAAGAATACACAGCATAGTCAAAATCTTATCAACCAAAAAATGGATTTTACTTTAGATTCTATTAATAGAGAAAGAGAAATTGATAAAGAAAATAAAGAAACAAATAAAAAGAATATACGGGAAATGAAAATGTATGTAATTGGCTTGGTGGGGACTATTGTAGGTTCATTAATCATCGCAATTTTGCGTACATTTTTTGGGATTTAAGGAGGTGATTGGCATGTTATTTGGATACAGTTTCTGGTCATGTTTCTGGTTTGGCAAATGTAAATAAGGTTAAAAGTCGGCACTTCGGTGTCGGCTTTTTAATTTAAGGAGATGAATTAAATGAATATAAATTGGAAATTACGGTTTCAAAACAAAGCGGTGCTTACTGGTTTGGTAGGTGCTGTTTTATTGTTTGTAAAACAAGTCACAGAGTTATTCGGATTTGATTTATCTGTTCAATTAGAACAAATCAGTGGTATTATAGGTGCAATCTTAACATTACTAGCAGGATTAGGCGTTATCACTGATCCTACTTCTAAAGGTGTATCTGATTCAGGTATTGTACAGACTTACCAACAACCACGTGACAGTACCAATCCTGATGAATTTGTGGAATGGCAAGGGGTTAATTCAGAGATGACGCCTGATAAATCAGAAAAGGAACTTGTTACATTCGACACATCTTTACCGTTTACAGATGATAGCCATAACGTTAAGTACGATGTGAATGAATATGAAAGTGAGGTTAATAGTCATGACAGCGAAACTCACTAAGCAAGAATTTGTTAATTGGCTTAAACAATCTGAAGGCAAACAGTACGACATGGACGGGTGGTATGGATTCCAATGTTTCGACTATGCCAATGCAGGGTGGCAACAATTATTTGGTTATAATTTAAGTGGTGCTGGTGCCAAAGATATCCCGTTTGTTAATAACTTCACTGGTAAAGCAAAAATCATTCAAAACACACCAGAATTTATTGCAGAACCGGGAGACATGGTAGTATTTAACAATAAATACGGCGGCGGTTACGGACACGTTGCATGGGTTATTAATGCTGATATTAATAACATTACTGTACTAGAACAAAACTGGTTAGGTGGCGGTTGGACTAATGGACCTGAGCAAGGTGGTACTGGTTGGGAGAAGGTAACGAAACGCACACACAGTTACGACTTCCCAATGTGGTTTATTCGTCCTAATTACAAACAGGAAGACGTAACTGTTAAATCTTCGCAATCTGCGACAGTTGGGAATAAAAAGTCGACAGTTAAGCAAACGGCTAAACCAGTTAAACTACAAATTGTAAAAGATGTAGTGCAGGGGTATAAGTTACCTCAACGTGGTTATAAACCTAAAGGAATAGTTATTCATAATGATGCAGGAAGTAAATATGCGACAGCTGAATCTTATCGTAATGGTTTAGTAAAAGCACCATTATCACGATTAGAAGCAGGTATTGCCCACAGTTATGTGAGCGGTTCAACTGTATGGCAAGCATTAGATGAATCGCAAGTTGGTTGGCATACAGCTAACCAAACAGGAAACAAAGATTATTACGGTATTGAAGTATGTCAATCCATGGGCGCTGACAATGCGACATTCCTTAAAAACGAGCAAGCCACATTTCAAGAATGCGCAAGACTTCTTAAAAAATGGGGGTTGCCAGCTAATCGTAACACGATAAGATTACATCATGAATTTAAGAATACAGAATGTCCACACAGATCGTTTCTTTTACATGCAGGAATTAACACCCGAGAAGATAAGATTACAGATAATGCTATTTTAAAAGTAAAAGACTACTTTATTAAACAGATTCGTGCGTTTATGAATGGTGATATTCCAGTCGCGACTGTATCTAACAAATCATCTGCATCTAGTAATACGGTTAAGCCTATTGCGAGTGTTTGGAAACGTAATAGTTATGGTACGTATTATATGGCAGAGAAAGCGCGTTTTATCAACGGCAATCAACCTATTACCGTGAGACTACAAGGGCCATTTACAACTTGTCCAATAGGTTATCAATTTCAATCAGGAGGCTATTGTGACTATGATGAAGTGATGTTACAAGATGGTCATGTGTGGATTGGTTATGATTGGCAAGGTCAACGTTATTATTTACCAATACGTACGTGGAACGGTGTAGCTCCACCTAATCATGGTGTAGGCCCTTTGTGGGGACAAATAAAATAAATTGTGCTAATATAATGTTAGGATACGTTACATTTACTCCTCATATATTAGTTAGGTTACTTTCTCTAGACGGTCTTAATTGACCGTCTTCTCTTTTGGTACAAAAGTATATTGAATGTCTAATATTTATTATGAGACATACTGGAAAGTTTATGTTATTTTAATTACAGGCATTCACTCAATGTCTGTATTTACTTTCCTTTACTATTTGGTATATATTAACTGGCGGTCTTAATTGACCGTCTTTTTTGCTTATGATAATATATCCTTACAACCTTTCAATTTCAGTTTTAAAAACCTAATTTTTGTATTGTAAAATTCAGGCTAGCCGAAATGGTTAGCCTGTTTATTGTGTGAAGATGTAAGTATATGCAAATATAGACAATCTATCATTTAGCGTCGCCCGTTCATTTTAAAGGGTGCGTAATTTGTAAAGTAGATGTTTTTTATGGCAAAAGTAAAAACAGTATGCTATTTTAATAATAAAACAGTATCATTATGTTCTACTATTATTTTCATCTTATCTATTTTAGACGGTCTTAGTTGACCGTCTTTTTTATTTGTAGTATCATTAAGCTACCTCAAATATTTGGAGTATTAAGTGTTCGATTTGTTTTAGACCTATGTTACAGGCTAACCGTAATGGTTGGCCTCTTTTTTTATGATAATATACATATATACATGCTAAAAATAATAATCGTAATCGTTACATTTTCTAACCACCTATGCATGTCACTGGGTGGTTTTTAATTTATATAAATTCAGTTAACTAAAAGTAACTATACTTAACTAAAAGCAAAAAAATTAGTCGTATCTATTGATTCTAACTTCAAAAGGTATTATAGTTGAATACGAAGAAAGTCAACTCTCTATGCCGTTCTTTCTTCCTAACTTGTTACTGTCTGTAGTTAGCTCATCAGGTAACTAATAATATAGTTATATACAATCAGGAGTGAATTGTATAGCCCGGCAGAGGCCATATATCTGACTGTTGGTCCCGCAGGAGACTTCTTCCTTGCCTTCACTCGATACATATTAGCCCTACAATTGTGTAGGGTTTTTTTATGCTATCATTTAATCGAGGTGATACTATGGTACACGGAATAGATACTCACGGAATGATTGAAAAAGCGTTAAATATGAAATCCACTACAATACAATTTAAAGATTTAATGACGGATGATGAAAAAGAAAAATACGCTAAAATGAATAGAATAGAAAGTGACTCAGTTAGGTGGAAGTTCACTGAAGAATTGATCAAAAGAAAATTAGATAGGAAAGTAGCGTTATCTGTTAAATTGGGCGATGATACTGTATACTTAAAAAGAGGCTAGCCGTTAAGCTAACCTCTTTTTTTGTGATATAATATATTTTATCTTACTTAATTTGGGAGAGGGAATATGGAAATTAAGGTAGCTTTAGATGAATCGGGGAATTTTGGTAGAGACGGAGATTATTTGGTAGTTGGAGGCTTGCAAGTTCTTAATGCTAAACCAATCCAAAATTTTATGAAAAAACAAGAATTGAAATTCAGAAAAATGTATCCTAAAAATTTTGAAATGCAAGAAATAAAACATAATAATTCATATCCTGCCATGAAACATCATTACATTAATAAAATAGTTGAAAAAGCGGAAAAAATCCATTATTGTATTTCGAACAAACGTAATTGTGATCCAAAAATGTTAGAAGATGAGAATATTTTATATAATTATATGGTATTTAGGATTGTTAAACGAATAATTACTCAAAACCCTAATTTAAAAAAGTTAACTTTGTTTTTGGACAATAGAACAACTAAAATAACAAGACGTGATAGTTTAGTAGATTATTTAAAAGGTAAGGTTTATTTTGATTTAAATAGACCAGATGTCGAATTAATAGTTAAAATGTTAGATAGTGAAAATTCTAGATTAATCCAAGCTGCAGATTTTATTGCAGGTTCCGTATATCATCACTATACATATAACAACAGCTTATGCTATAATTTACTTGAAGAAAAACTTGACTGTAATTATCATTATCCTTATAATGACTTTTAG